ATCAGTATAACCTTGCGAATATAAATGAACAACTGCAATCTTGGTCAGTTCACTTACCATTATTCTTTGTAATCTTTCAACAGTTCTAGCAAATCTAATATCTTCAGCTGCTAATGTTGCTTTACCTGTTATACTTTCATCATATCCAAGAAATGCTTTAGGAACTTTAAGTGCAGACATCATTTTGTTTTTAACATACTCAATGTCATCTGTTCCATCGTAAGTCATAGCACCAAGATTTTCAATACGAGTACCACTATCTCCACCACGAACAGGCATAAAGAAATCTTCAGTCATGTTTTGTAGATTGAACTTAAGATTATAGTCACCTGTTTTTTCATCAACAAAAGGAACTTTTTTCATTTTAGTCATAACTTTTTGCATAAAGTTATCAACCTCATTCGGTGGAATATTACCAATATCAATATAAAACATTCTTTTTTCAGGTGCTCGCATGATTCTGTGAATGAGCATGGCATCTTCCATTAGTTGAAGTTGTTTCCATGTTCTGCGAGCTGGTTCTATCATGCTCTTTCCATATGGAAGATAATTAGTATCACCAAGCATTCTAAAGTGAGCAATTTCATAGTTTTCGTATTGTGCTTTGGTAGAACCTTCTTGTTTGAATACAACTAAATTAGGATTTGCAGGATCCATATCTTCTATACGAATCATTTCGTATGTAGAAACAGGTTTTACATTTAATACACCATACTCTGGTTCAATTTCTAAATGTAAATAGAAATCTCCGTATTTACACATATTACGAGTCCACCCCCACAAATTAAACTCTACATTTAATATATCGTAAAATAAATTATCTAGTATTTTTTTTACATTTGAATCTTTACTTTTAATTTGTAGTATTTCTCCAAATTCACTTCGTGTTGTGGATTCGTCTGCATAAATATCTAATGCACTAGATATAATGGGGTCAGTATCCATTATTTCATAGTCACTAAATAATTCAAGACGAGCAGTTTGAAATCCTAAATTATTAAATCCACTTGCATAGTCACTAAATAGTGTATGCATTCTATCGTATCTATCTCGTGTTTTCTTAGAGTATTGTAATCCGTCCGTATCTACTACTTTGGATTTTTTTCCACCGATATTTCTAACAACTACACCTGTTGAAAATAGTTTCTTTAAACCACCGAATAGTTTTTGTGTTTTGCTTTGTTCTGCCATTGTATAACCTTTTTAATATACCAAGTTACATTAAATAATATTTAGTAATATATGTCAATTAAAAATCAGCATCACTAGCTGCATTAATTAAATCACCTCCATCGAAACTTTGAAGTGGTCCTAGTGGATTTCTTTGCTTTTCTAATTTATCTATATTTTTCTCACCCGAATATAAAACATATTCCACTACATCATCCACTATCATAATTAAGCACGAAAACTTCCATCCTGTGATGTGTGTGTCTTTTCTGAAATTCAATGCGTCTAATAGATAATTTCCTTCTCTTTGTTTTACAATTCTTTCGAGATTAACTTCGTATGCTTTTAATTTTTCACGGGCTGCCAAACTTGTAATTACTCCTTCAGGTAAATCAATATTATTAAATAATGTGTATCTTGAGGGACTGTCTAATTTAAACTTAGACATAATATCAAGATAAGTTAATCTTTTTACATTTGCCATATTTTCTAGATCTATTCCCATATCTAATAAATCTTTATTTGTAGTTTTTCCTAGTTCAATTTTACCTATATCGTTTTCTATTGTATCAAAGTTCATATATTTTGATTCAGTATAAGTCACAGAACTTGGAAGTAATCTTTTGTTATTACATCCACATAAAACTAAAGCACACAAACAAATTGTTATATTTAATATTTTCATTTTTAATCTCCTATTTTAATAACCAATCTAAACTCTCCGTTCCTCCGTGTGGATTTCTCATTTCATATGGATTACTTGATAAACCCAAGTTTCGATAGTTTTCTCCTGCGTTCATGTTTGTTGTACTTCCCATATAATCAAATAAACTTTTTTGAGTTTGAACATTTTCATTTCTAAATCTAAGTGCAGTATCTCTAACCCACAAAGATATACACAAACTCATTACCAAATCATCATTGTATCCAGGCATTGCTTCTGCTCTTTGTCCGTTCCATATAAAAGTAAATAATTCATCAGTTGTTCGTTCTGATAAAATATTAACTTCTTTTTCACGAATATAACTTTCCATTTTACTAATAATAAGTGGTCGAGTTTTGATAGATGTTGTGAATCCAGGAACTTGCTTTTTTTCCATACGATTTAGTTTATTAGTATGTTGTGAAAATTCATCTATATATTGATAATCACGTTGTGTGTAATATAAATTATTATATCCTTTATCTATAATTTGTTGCAATACTGCCCAACCTATATTGGCATTTTCCACAACTAATAATGCTCCGTTGAATTCACTTGCTACCGCAACTAAAAGATTTCCAAAGTCTTTAGTTTCAATTTCACCTTTAAATTCAGCAACTTGCTTTACATTTTCTACATCAAAAACATGAAATGCACTTTTGTCACGACCATCTCCACGGGCAACATCGGCAGCTACAACATAATCTTTGTTATGATTGGGATATTCCCATATCCAATATTCTTTATTTGCACCTCGTTTTTCCACAGGTTGTTTCATCATTGTGGATTTGTACCACTCAATTAAACTCGCATCTACAACTGAACGACCACTACTGATAAAGTCGCAATCACATTCTTGGGCTGCGTCTTTTTCACCAAGAACTTTTGTTTGTAAATCTCTCCACTTTTGATCTCTATCAGGATGCAATGACCAATGCAAATTGATTGGATTAAAGTCATTTGATCCGTCCATAGTACCAACCCAAGTTTTGTGGAAAAAATTACCGATACCATTTGGAGTAGATAATAGAATAGAACGACCACCCGTTGTAATTGTAGATTGCGATGCAGTCCAAATATCTTCCATGTTTGTAATAAACGCACACTCGTCCACGATAAGTAAACTCAAAGATGATGAACGAGAAGCATCTACACTACTTGAGGCCGCACGAATATTACTTCCGTTCTTAAAACGCATACTGAGTTTGTTTTTTTCTGTACACTCACTACGCAACCAACTTGGTAAATGTTCAGACATATGAGTTACTTTTGTAACAATGTTTTTTGCAGTTTCTTGGTTAATCGCAATACACAAAATAGATTTGTCTGTGAAAAACGTCATTAACCACAATGCATATCCTGATACAAGTGTGGATATGCCCATTTGTCTTGCTTTTAGTACAATATTAAATTGTTCGTCACGAAAACTTTCAAGGGTCTTTGATTGAAACTCGTATAATGCAAATGGAATAGTACCCAGTGTTGGGTGTTGAATTTTGCAGTATTTTTTCATAAAGTATGAAGGTGACTTCAAACACTCAGCATACTCTTCCTTGATTATTTCTCTTAATGGTTTATTAGTTGCCATTAAGAATAAATATATATGTATTTAATTTTCTATAATATAAAAAAGTTTAGAGGTATCGTCTAAAATTTTATATTTTCATACTCTAGTAGATCAGTTTCTACTTCACGTAATCTTTTTTCAAGTTCTTCTAAATCATTCTCTAGGTCATTTATGAGTTTAGATTTATCAGGAAGAGTCCATTTTTCCAATGTACCATTTTCATTTAAGAACTCAGGATCATCGTTTATATACTTTTTAGAGTCCGCAAGTTTTGTACGTGTTTCAAATAAAAAACTTCGTTCGTTTTCAAGCATAGTCTTTTTTTCATATGCTTCGTATTTACCTTCATCTTTTAATTTTTGTTCATATTCATAAACACAATCAAAACACATACCTTTTTTTGCAAGCATTTTTTTATCAAGGTATTTACTTGGATCACAAGTACACACTTCTTTAGGACAATTTTGTGCTTCACGAAGACTTTTACGAACTTTATCAAATAGAGTTTGGGTTCTTACTTTGGTATTATCTCCAATTTGCTTCCACTCTTTACCATCCGAGTCTGTCCAAATTTCACCTATTTCTCTATGTTCGTATTTATTTTTTTCTCCTTCGTAACCATGTACTTTTGGAATTTCTTCACCTTTAAATAATTTACGAGAACGTTTAATAACGTGCTTCAGATCTTCTTTATCCATTTTTGCCATAAGTATATTAAAACACTATTATACTATTTTGTCAAAAGCAAATTGAATTTTTTTATTGATTCTTTTAAAAAACAATTTACCAAAAAATTGTAGTATTGTTTTCTGTATTTTTCTTTTTGTTTTTCTGTAATATCTCTTTTTAAAAAAGATAATTTCTCTGTGCATATTTCTTCATCGTACTTATCATATTCAAGTACCGAAAATATTTGTTTCAACGACAAATGAGTTTCATAGTAATTATATGAATTTCTAATTATTAACTGAATATACTTTGAACGTTCTCGTATTTCTTCTACAAACTCTCGGTCAATATAAGGAATTTTTTGCGGAAGAACCGCACGATGTGAGGTTTTGAATAATGCAGTAACTTCATTTAATACATCATACACTTCTTGTGCAGTTAAATAAAGATTTCCATTTAATTTAATCATTATTTTTAAACTTTTTTCTATCGTAGACCTTTTTACTTTTCATTGGTCTACTGCTAGGAAGTGTAGGTTTGCGAACCTTTTTATACGCATCCATTTTTGATAGTAGTTTATTTCTTTTAGATTCCGACAATTTTTTAATTTTGTGAACAAGCATCTTTATATATTCTTTTTTACTTCCTCTTCCTTTAAAGTATGGACTTTTATCACTTAACATTTTTGCAATATCAAGAATTCCTTGTAAGTCTTTTAAATTATCTTCTTTTTCTTTATCTTCCATTTTTAAATCCTCGTCAATCGGTCCGTCTATTTTGGTAAATTCTACATAATAATTTCCATCACTATCCTGTATTATTTTGCCCCCCACTTCTTTTGAATGCTTTTTAGCATCTTCTTTATTTTTAAATTTTAAAGGTTCTATATTACCATTTTTATTTGTACCAGATAAATTTGCTTCACCACCCCCTACATCATGTTTACTTATACTAAACTCTTCGGTAAAAAATCTATTTTTATTTAATGGTGCTAACGCCGCACTTGTTCCAATTGTAACTAAACGATTATATCTAATTAGTTGATCAATAATAGAAACAATGTTATTCATAAAAGGTTTTTTTTCAAGATCAGGAATTTCTTTTTCTATATTACGAATTGTTTGTTGTAAATAACCTTTTCCAAATTTTTCGTCTTTTATCATTTTTAGTATACCTGGATACTTTCGTTTTATTAGTTCGTATGTTTTCTTGACATTAAATTTTGTTTCACGTGAGTTAAACTTATCATATACCACTTTCGCAAGAGTTGTAGTTACTCCCACCACACCACCAACTGCGGCCACAATAGACGCAATCGTTAGTGGATCAACCGATTCATTTATGTTTACCTCTTTACCCGAGTTGCTTCTTAACTTTGCGACTCTTGCTTTTTCCTTCTTCTTAACTACAGGTAGCATTCGTTTTGCTAATTTAGCAACTAAACCTTTTTTATTTGCAAGTTTCTTATCGATCAATTCTTTCTGGCCTACACTTAAATCTTTATAGGACTTTCCACCTGCCATCTTTTTTACTATTAGTGTTTTGGCAGCCTTCTCAGCAGATGCTTTTAACTTTGCAGGACTTTTCATTCTTTTGGCAAATAACTTTTTCTTGGCTGCTCGTTTTTTTGCAGTTCTTCTTGCAGCCTGAGAAAGTTTGCGTCTTGCGATTCTTGATAATTTTCTTTCTGTTTGGTCTTCCATATCAGAACCTCATTATTCCCATAATTTGATTTATAGGAGCAAATGTACCTGTGAGTTTATATGTCCCTCCTTTGTATTGAAATACAACACCTTCTGTTGGTGCGATTGACTTGCTTCCTCCGATAGCATTTAAACGAGCAAGATTTTTATTTAGTTTCTCCATGTCTTTTTTAAACTTATCAGGAGATTCCACCGAACTTAGTTTCTTACCTTCGAGTGTTTTAACATGAGCATCAAGTGCTTTTGCTATATCATCACTTCCACCCGCCGCAACGAATCCTTTTACATTTTGAAGAACCTCTGCACCTAATTTCAAAAAGATGAATTGAAATGGCCACATATTTTCTTCAAATTGTTTTACCAAATCTTCTTTATCAAATTTATTTACCCATGCTTTTAGTTTAGGTTGTTTTTCTAAATCCATGCGGATTGTGGTAATTTTATTTGATTTGTCGTTGTATGCCCAACGACCTATTAATGCTTCAAATACTTTTGGTGGAAATATTTCTTTTGATTTATTTTGTTGTTTGTTTAATAAGTCTCTCCACCAAGCATCGTGATATTTCATAACTTTATCGTTATCTTTTAATTTAAATTTCTTTTTTAATTTATCAAGCATTGCAGAATATTTTGCAAACGAATCACCGAAACTTTTACTTTTAGGTAATTCCACCACAATTGGTGCGTTTAATGAATATCTTTTTTGAACATCTGCATTTACTTGCTTTAACATACCTTTAAGCATCCTCGCAGAGTCTTTTAATTCTGCGGTAATATCGTTTCCATCAGAATCTACACTAACTGCTTTTCCTGCGGAATCGTATGCTTGTGTTCCGTGAAATACCAACATATCTACATTTTGAGGAATAACATTCTGTGTTGCAGGTGTCATTACCTCTATATTCATAAAACGTTCACCTTCTTTGAATACTTTGCTTCGTTGTTTTTCACTTAACTTGGATATAGCAGATTCTAAATCTGTAACTGCACTTACAAACGCATCACGAATATTATCAGGACGATCAGCAAATATACTTTCAAATTCTTTTACATTAGGTGCGGCCGCACCTGCGTTTTTTAAATGTCCTTGATTTCTTGCAGCCACTAATTCACCATCTTTCCAAGAAAACATTAAATTTTGACCATCAAGTTTTTCAGTAACTTCTTTCTCAACATTTAATTCACCTGCCAACGACCTACGAATCATTTCCTTTAAATCAGCAAATGTTAAATCACGATCATCAAAAGGATGACTCATATGACCAGCCGCACCTCCTTCTGTTAATAATACTTCGTTGATCGCATGACCTTCTACACCTTTATTTATTTCTTCATCATCTTCTGCTTTATCGGTGTCTATGGTATTCGTTCCTGATTTTAGATCTTCATCTCCTTGTTCATCTTTCTTGCGAATTGATTTCTCAGAACCAAGAAAATCGACAAGTTTGTATCCTGCGGTTTCTGCAACACCATCTATAAAATTGACCCACTGAGTATGTGCTGATTGTGATTTCTCATAATCTATTTGATTCATTGCGGTTTTTGCATCTATATCCCCCGCAGGGTAAAAACTTACCGCAGGAACTGGTCCAGCATATTTTCCCCATTCACGATAGTCTGCATTACGACCAAGTCCATGTTTTCCTACTACATAGTCAAGTAAATCATAACCTAATTGTTGTGCTCGGTTACTTGTATTTCCTTCATATGATTGTCCAGGGTAAAACATACTTGGTCCATCGTCAACCATTGTTTTTCCAAGAGCAGAAATTGTACTTATTTCATTAAGAAGTGTAGGTATATTATTCACGAACTTTTTAAATTTTGGATATTCTTTTAAAAATCCTTCAAATATTTCTTTGTTTTCAAATAAAGTTGCAAACTTTTTTGTTAGATAGTCATAGATCTTTTCATCATACCAACCAAACAATTCTTTGAATGCTTGTTTTCTTTGTTCATCGGAATACTTTGGACTTCCAAGTAAATCACGGATTCTTGTTCCACTTACTTCCCCACCTAGAACTTTAATGCTTACATGAGGAGCAACAATAAAGTATCCATGTTCTGCATATGGTTTTAATTTACCTTTATTTTTAACATATGACTGATAATAAGCAGGTGAACCATCTGCTTTCGTGGTTTTTAATCTACCTGCATCTTTTTCTCCAAATATATAAATAACCGCAGTTGTGTTTGGATCATATTTCTTGAGTATCTCTTCACATACATATGGGTTTTTTACTTGAACTACATTTTTTACTTTGTGCTTTGTCCATATCATTTTCTTTTCTTTAAAGTTCAATGGACTTTTAGAAGAATCAGTTTTATTACTAGTTGCTACATATGCTTTGTCAAATTTTCCGTCTAACCATTTATAGGTTTTATAATGATGCACACCAGCCGGTTGAAATCTACCTGGATAAATTCCAATTATTTTTCTTATTTTACCTTCGTTCAGTAGATTGTCTACGAGAAACTCGGATAATTTATTTGTGAAATCATCATTCATTTAGATTTCAAAACTTCAGATAAAATTGTTCTTATTTGTACTCGTAATTTCTCTTCATAAACTTTTCTTTCAATGAACTTATTGAATTCACCCCTTGACATATCAGATACATAATCTGCCATATCTTCAAATCCTTTTCGTTCTAACCAAGAAATAACTTTATCTTTTGCTTTTAATACACTTGAATGTAATCCTGACATAAAATTAATTGCTTTTTTATATTCAGGACTTGTTAACTTTATTTCATTTACTTCTTTCATTTTTGTTTCCTCATATAATGACATATAAAAATCTTCATCAGAACTTGCAGATTGAAAATCACGATATGCTTGTTCTGCTTCTTTTCCCACGAGTATTACTTTACCTCTTGGGAAGTATAATATCTCATCTCCTTTTTTAAATTTTACTCCACCTTTTCTTAATCTTCTTTGTACAGGTAATCTTTGTTCACCAGAAACTCCGTCATATTTTGACTTCATCCAAAACGGATCATCTTTATATCTTGCTTCGTTCATATCAGTCTTCAAAGTATTCAATTACTTTTCCTGTTTTAATATTATTCTTACAAGCATTTCGTTTATCACGGTGTAAATGTGGTGCTTTATCAAGATACTTGGTAGTACAATGAAATATATAACCATCCACCACAGGACCTTCTGTTGTTTCTCCTTCACTATATACTCCGATAAATTTAAAGTCCTCCTTTTCCTTTTTAACAAGTTTGCTTGCAAGAGACTTTGCCCAATTTTCATTACCTGCTTTTTTTGAAGAATAACTATATCTAGAATGATTTGGTGCTAGTTCAAGTCTCCAAGTTTCTCCAAGTTTTTCTTCTTGAATTAATTCATCTAATATTTTTTCAAAATTCATTTTTCACCCTTAAACTTTAGTGTACGAATTTGATGAAAATATTTTACAATCTGATTCCTTGATAAATTCAGACTTTCTACTAATCTTGATAATACCGCAAGATTTCTTCGTTCGTTTAATTTAAATTTTCTAATTACATAAATAGACCTACTTAAATGTCTTTCTAAATCCATAGGAAGAACTACATCCTCCATAGAAACTATATCCAATTCTTCATTAACACGATTTCTTTTATCCCCACTTTTACTCAGTTTATCATATGCCATCATCAGTTGTATCCACTTTCTACCAATTGGATTGCGAACTGGTTTAGAAATAAATCTTGCAGTTTGTTTTAAAACAACTGGAACTAAATCTAGTCTTCCTGGTTTCTTTTTACTACGAGTATCTTCAGAGTTGTCGACAATGGTAAAATTTGATCCGAATGCTCCTTGAAACTTACCGAGATTTTTTTGTACATCTGTCCAAATATCTTTTACTATTTTTCTTGGAAGTTTTCTTTTACGCATTGCGTTTCTTTGTTGTGCTACATCAAGTGTTGTATTAACAAACACCATATAACAATCGTATCCTAGTTTTTCAAGTTCTTTCTTTTGCTTGGATATTTTGTTGTAGTTATCACCAGTTCCATCTACGATTACACCGAGACGATTATTTTTATACATTTCAAATTGCTTTAACATAATTTTCTTTGCACGAGAACGAACA